GGATTTCAGCGACGATAGCCGCAGAAGTAGGGACTTCCTTCGCCTCCAGCAAAACCAGCCTTTCGATAAGCGGGGCCAGCGCTCTGTCTACGTGCGCCTGCACCGCCTTGAACACGCCGTCTGCGACCTTCTCAACGTCCATCATGCCTCCGCAAACCGCTTTTCAATGGCCGCGTATAGGTCGCGGGATTGGTCTTCCGGTGTCTCTTCGGGCTCTTCCGGGGCGGCAGGTGCCGCCGGCTCGGCCTTCTGAGAAGTATTCTTGGCCGCTTCAGCCAACGGCAAATCCTGCATCTGCTTGTATACGGTATCACCACCCGGGAGTGGGCGTAGGTTGAACTGACGCCGAGCCTCATCCGGGGTAGCGATGCCATCCTTGCCCATCTGGCCCCATACCTCGGCACGCTTCTGCATGTCCATCCGAAGCAGCGGGCTCGTGTCCATTTCAAGGCCAAGCGGCCGGGCAATGGCAAGCCCTTCCTCAAGAAGATTCTCTTGCGAGTCAATCAGGGGCTGAAGCGCAAGGCGCTCATACATGCCCATCATGTCGTCCACCTTCATGCCGGCTGGGATCTGCCCGATGCCTACAATGAAGGGGGGGATACCGAAGGCTTGGCAAATCTGCTCGCCCGTAAAGCGAAGTTGCTCAATAAGCTGGGCGTCCGTGGACTTGAACGCGAAGCTCGTGAACTTCATGTCCGCGCCTATCACGGCCACCTTGCCGGTGTTCTCGCCTTGGAAGCGGCTGTTCCAGTAGTCCTTAACGGCATCCGCATCCGTCTGACTCATGCCCGCAGGCGCGGTCAGGATGCCGCCAGGGTTTGCCCCGTTGGCGAAGAAGCTAGAGGCGTTCTTCAGGATCTTCAGGCCCGTGACCGCTGGCCAGTAGGCAGCACACAGTGGCGGAACCCCAATAAGCTGGTGGTGGAACGTGTTAAGCCGGTCGTGGATGATTTCCCGCGCCGGCACAATGATCTGCTCACCGGGATAGGTGTTCGGCAGCAGGTTATCCGCCGTGGGGTAGCTCAACTGGTAGAACACGTCCCCGGATTCGGAGACCATCGGCAGCACGCGGCACGGGTCCAAGACGTACAGGGCATTAACAACGCCGCGCTCATCCCGGCGCTTCAGTACGTAGGTATTGCCGTGCAGCAGAATCGACAGCGCCCAAGATTCGCGGAACTGCTGGGCGGTCTGATAGTGGTTCGGTTTGCGCAGGACCGGACTGTAAGCCGGATTCTCTACGTCGATCCAGATGCCGTCCGAATTCTCCTGCTGGAGAAGGTAGGGCATCGTTCCCATGTCTCGGGAAATTCGGTTCAGGCAGGCGTACAGGGGCGGGTAGCACAGGATGTCGGCCCGCTTCTCCTCCACATTTTGCTGCCACGCGCCGGGGAAAGGCTCCATCACGCGACCGTGCCAGTTCCAGCCCCCCCGCCAATCCGCGACCGGAGTTAGCTGCTTCTCAGCCTTGGTAATCTCCAGCCCGAAAATGCGCATCTTAGCCCTGCGCCTCACGCAGAGCCGCGCGGAGCCTATCCGCGCCCGCACGGTGGTGAACCTCCACGCCTCGCTCCTTGGCGAGCGCATGGAGCGCCGCCGCATCCAGTGAATCAAGGTCGTCTAGGGCCGTGGCCGCAATCGCACGGGTCGGGTATGACTCGCCGGCCACCAGCATCCGGCTACGCAAAACACGGGCGACTGCTTCCGTGGTGCGCATCTTACGGCCGTTCTTCAGGGTGATTTCAACCTTCATCGCGCCTCCATAGAAGGAGGGGGCCGCTCTGGACCCCCTCCCTGATCCAACTTAGCAGCTCGTCGGCATACCGTCGATCCACTGGATAGCACCCGAACGACGGGCACCCCACCAGATGAACCGCTCAGCGCGCAGGGCGATGCTGTTGGTCTGCCACATGTTGACGAAGGGCGAACCGTTAGAGGTCACCGCCGCCGAGCTGGAACCCACCGGGGTGTCGCTCATTTCGATGGTGGCCTGATCACTCCAGTCCAGCGTGACCGAACCGTCGTCAGCCAGCCAGATTTCCGACTCATCCACCAGGATGAACGGAGCACCGCCCGAGCCGCCGTTGTTGGCCAGGTACTGCGACACGCGGACCGGGACGCCCATCAGCGTACCGCCCTGCGGTGTCATGCCGGGGAACGACACATTGCCCAGTGCATCGACCGCGAAGGCCAACATGCGAGCCACGGCAGGCGTGGTGTAATACGCCGGACGCGCGCCAAGGTTGGTCGAATCCCACGGAGCCCACAGGGCCGCGATGGCGCAGCGGACCGAAGTAGGATCAGAGTAGTCGATGCTATTGCCAGCCACCGCCACCGGAGCCACGCCGTTCAACAGGCCGGCCGGGGAGACGTTCGCCACCGCCGCCAGATCCGGGTCGAACAGATCGTTATCGATCCGCGCGATGACCGTATCCGCCAGCGAGTCACGCACCAATGCCTCAGCCGAAGGATCGGAGAAGCGGGCCAGTTCCTGAGTCAGAACCGAAATGGCCGCGATCTTGGTGAACGGGATCGTGGTCGCATTGAAGTCGAACTTGGTCACCGGCTTGGATTTGCCCTGACCCACCCAGCTTGCCGAACCACCGGAAGTCTGACCGGCGATGCGGACATTGAACGGCACGGCACGGAAAGCCGCCTGACCGATCAGGGTGCGCGGACGCAGGTAGTTGATGAAGTCGCCGCCGAAGGTGTTGGCGTAGACCAGCGGGGCGGCCCAGGTGCTGTCGGTGGTGGTGCCGGCCGGCACGGTGGCCTTGATCTGGAACATTTCGGCCAGATTGGCGCCTTCAGCCTGTGCCTTCAGGGTCTTGATGACCGCTTCAGTCTTCGGGAAATGCTTTTCAGCCAGCTTGTAGGCCGTTTCGTGGTTGCCCTTGGCGCGCATCAGGCACATGGCGTAACGGGAGAAAGCGATACCGGGCTCCAGCTTCTCCGTTTCCTTCAGCACGATATCCGAACGCTGGACGGTCGTGGCGGTCTGTTCCGTGTTGGCAGCCGGGGTGGCATTCTTCGCCGCCATGGCTTCCAGTTCGGTGTAGGTCGCGATATCCCGGTCAAGCTGGGACACCTCGTTACGCAGGGTCTTGACTTCCTCGGACTCGGCTTCGTTCATGGAACGGTTTTCGTCCATGGCCGCCTTGGAGACGTTTTCGATCTTGGAAAAGGTGGCGTCACGCGTGGCCTTCAGGCCAATCAGGTGTTCGCCGTAGGTCTTGCCAGTCATTGCGGTATTCCTTCTGTTAGGGATATGTCGCCTCACGGCGAGTTTTCCGGCCCTCTGGCCCCTACAGCAAAGAGGGGCAATGACCGCTTAAAGATGGCCGGAATCTCACCGACCTGACCATCGAGGGTCTAGAAACGCCTCACGGCGTGACCAAACTCACAAAATCTTTCGGAACTTCTCTCTGAACCTTTACCAGCGGGATGCCGCCATTGACCAGCGTCCGGCCACCGTCGAAATGCTTGATGGTGGTAATCGTCGCCTGGGCATTGGCCGGCACAGTCACAAGCGAAAGCTCATAAATCTCGGTATCCGTGAACCGGATGCCGCCTTCGCTCATAATGTCATATTTGATGGCCTTGAAACCAATCGAGACTCCACGGACCAGTTTGGACTTGACCGACTGCCACGCCATGTCAAGAAGGTCTTTCAGGGGGCCGGCTTCGGCTAGACTGGCAATGTGGGCCTTGAAGGGGATGCCGGACTTGTTAGCCTTGCCTAGCTCGGCATAGCCTACTGGCTTGTCGTGCTGGTGCTGCCAGAGCAGGGGGATTTCTTTGGCGAAACGCGCACCCATCGGCTCCACGATATCGCCCATCCGGTCTGTGCCGGGGGTCGTCGCAATGCCCGTAATGACGCGCTGCTCGTCGTCAACGGACTTGATTTCCAGTACGGACCAGGCGCGGTTGTTCATCCTTACCCCTAGAGCGTCATCATGATGAGTGGCTTGTGGACCTCAAACGGCTGCGTATTGGCCGCGCCGATTGCCATCGCCAAAGCTACCATTCCGTCAATCCTACCCGTAGCCTTGGATTTGTCCAACTTCTTGTTTCCTGCGGGATCTTGAGTAGCTACGGCATTCTCGGCGCACATGTCCAGCACCGGGTTAGCCCCATGCCGAATCTTACCATCCAGTAGCAAAGATTCCAATGTGTCAAGGGCAGGCGTCATATCCTTGAAACCTTGGCCGAACGGGACCAGCGGCAGCTCCAGCCCAAGGCGGGCGATTTCCTGCTTCAGCACATCGATCCGCCAGCGGTCAAAAGGAATGGTCTTGACTTGGAAGGAGTCGCAAAGCTCCCCTAACTGCTGGGCCACATAGGCATATTCGACCGAAGCGCCGGGGGTCAGGGTGATAAAACCCTCTCTGGCCCAAACATCGTAAGGCTCGCGGTCCTTATGGGCGCGGTCCTCTACCCCGATTTGGGGGGCGAAGAAATAGGGCTGGACATGGTAGTAGCCATCCTCATCCCGACCGACTACCACAACGGCGGTCAAGTCGGACCGGGCCGACAAGTCAACCCCGATATAACACTCTCTAACCTGCGAGAAGTCCGGCGGGTCCGCGTTCGCCTCCCAAACCGAGCGCGTCACGAACGGGTTATGCATGTTCACGCGCTGATTTAGGATGAGGTTCCGGTAGGCAGCCTCACGGGAAGGCATGCGCTTGGCTTTCTCGGCTGTCGCGCGCGTCTCTTCCGCATTCAGAAAGTCCCCAAAGGCAGGGTTAGCCGCCTTCAAAGCCTCATCCGAGAACGGGTCCATGCTGGGATGGGCGGTATACAGCGAGACTTTCACCGTCCGGTCCCCATTGGGCTTCTTCGCTTCGGCCAAGGCGTCATCGATCATGACCGAAAGTAGGTCATCCGGCCGGGGGGCTTGAGTGGAAATGATGAGGGTAAGGGGATGCTCATGTGCACCCTGGGCAGTGTCAATGGCCTCAAAGAAGTCATCCCGGGGGCCGCGAACCTGCCCCAGTTCGTCATGTATGGCGACCTTCGGGGAGCGGCCTAGGTTGGTCGCCGCGTCCGCAGACAGGGCCTTATACATGGTCTGCAATTGAGGGCAATCCAGTTCCTTGGCGGTATCCCGAACCCGGACAATCGCCAGCAGATCCGGATTCAGGCGGACGCACTTGGAGGCATAACGGAAGACCATGGCCGCTTGGTCCCGGGAGCGTGCGCCGGAGACGATTTCCGAGCCCATTTCAGCCTCAGGCCCGCACAGGTGCAGCAGGACGATGAAGGCAATGATAGCCGTCTTGCCATTCTTGCGGCCAAAGGAAAGGATC